ATTTTATTTGGTCCTTAAGTCTTTCATGTAAAATAGGTTCGTGAAAATTGTCTGCTACAAATTCGATGACGGCTTTAAACTTCTTGGCTAGGTTATGTACATCTGTTTCATAGCTTACGTAATGAGCATAGTCTGTACATGTTTCAAATAAAGCTCCAAAATTAGTTACAATAGCCATATTACCTGCTGCCATAGCTTCGATAGCAGAAATACAACATGTTTCTTCCCAAATAGAAGGATAAGCAAAGATCTGAGTTTTTTGCATTGCCTTAATAACTTCTATGTTAGGTTTATAGCCTATGTGATTAACATTTTTTAAAGACTTCATTTTATCATACATAGGTTTAAATTGTTTATCATTCTGAAGTTCAAATTGACTACCATAAATTTTAGTAGAACTGTAAACATCAAGAATAATGTCTTCTCTTTTAATTAGTTCCATTGCTCCTAATAAAACATTTAATCCTCTCCAGGGAGTAGATGTATGAATTAGTTTAATAGGATCTCCTTTTTTCCATTGAGGTCTTTTTATCCATTCAACATCAGGTAAAGCATTTTTAATTACACAGCATTTATGGGTAGGTAACCCGTAAGCATATCTAAATTTTTCATAGCACCAATGAGAATTAAATACATACCAATCATATTTTCGATGATTCTCTTTTTCACTAAACCACGGAGCAATATTTGGCTGATCATAGGAATTTTTCATCCATAAAATACTAATTTTATCAGGATCTATTGCTTCTTTTTCAGGGACTGAAGTAGTTATTTGAAATTTTTTAAAATAAGAAGGATCTATCCGTTTTTGAAGTTCGGCTAATTGTAATTCTGTACCACCTTGTGCTTCCATTATTTTAGTGGCTTTTCTCCAAATACATCAAATCCTTTGGGAATAATAATTTTAACATCTCTTTTTATATCTTTTGGGTCAGGATTTTCAAGCTTTACTTCTTCTTCGTTTTTGTATTTCTTTCCAGTTTTTTTATTAGTTATAGTAATTTGCGAGTCGCATTGAATAACAGGAACTTTTTCTCCATTAATTATAGTATATTTTGTCATTATTTTCTATCTTGTTCTAAAATAGCTACCGTTCCTGTAATAACCCCGGTATAACTCCCCGTTAATTTTAATATATCATTTTCTTCAAATACTTTTACCCCAGTTAATAAATCTGAAGAGGTTCCTGTTGCCAAAGTACGTTTTGAAAAATTATAAGTAGCACTTGCTGAGTTATCAGTAATCGCAGCTGTCACACTGACTGTGCCACTACTTGAATTATAGGTCTGAATGCTTTTAATCATAGCTACAGTTTCCGCTGGACATGTATATACAGCCACAGGATTTGTAGTAGTTAAACTAAACTGAGCATTTAAAAATTTATTAGCCATTATCTCCCTTGTGCATTGTATTTCTTATACATACGTTTTTGACTTTTGTTAAGTCTTTTTTTGTGCCTGCCAGGTCTTTTTCTTGGTTTTTCTCTTTCAAACCACGCTGTTCCAAATTGACTTTTTTTCTTTTTGGACATTAATCGTTTAAAAAATATGATACTGATTCTGTCTCTTCCTTAATGTCTTGAGGATAAGTAGTATTAAGATTCTGTATAATATTATTAATATCTCTACCAAATTGATTTAAATTGTCAGGTTGATATTGTGGAGTTGCTTGAGAAACAATTTGTGTAATCTTAGCCATTATCTTCTTCCTCCTGCTTGAATATCTGCTCTAAAAGTTCCAAAGCGCCATGTTTGTCCAGTTCCGGTATTAGCTATTTTAAAAGAAGCAGCTCTTCCTCTAGATCTACAGAAAACTTGTTTAGTACTTGTAGTTACTGTGAATGGACCTGTTATTAAAGGGCCACTGGCCGACGACGATCGTGTGTCCGATGGAAAGTCTCTAAGATAAATAGTTACTTGAGCATCACCAGTTTGATTTTTAAAATCAGGAATAAATCTAGCAATACGCATCATATACTCTCCACTTCCTTCTTTATCGATATCAAAGTCGCCTGATTCTATTTGAGCTGGAATAGCTGTTGTAGTTCCATTAGTTTTGACTTGATCATTTCCTGTTTCATGTTCGTAGTAAGTAGTAGCACCTGCGGATATTCCAGAAATAGTACCTTGTGTAGGAGTTTCTGAAGAATCATATGCAGTTGAGTAAGGTTTAGCAAACACTCCTTGATCTACCCATGTTGTTCTTTTCATTAATGATCCAGCATTTGTAGTCCATACTCCTCCAGGAATATTTTGAGAATCTCTAGTGTTATAAGTTACCGATCTATCTACTGCAGTGGCACTTCCACTTGGATAAAACCAAGTTATTTCATTAAATTTATCATTAACTCCTGCATGAACAATTAACTCAGCATTATTATTTATATCTCCAAAAACGTAATCTTCGACTAAGCATGGTAATTTTTTAACAGATGCACCATCAAAATTAAAGAAGCTGTCTTCAGACATCCAATAAATAATACCATCCACTTCAATAGCTGCATGCTGAGCAATTAATCCACAGTTGGTACCAACTTGTTCAAATCCAAATGTAAAAGGGGCTCCAATAAATCTCATAGTAAACATAGCGGTATCAGTCCAAATATAGTTACCATTTCTTCCTCTTAAGGTTCCTATTATTTTTGATCCATCAGCAAGTCTTTGTGTACCCGCAGTATTAGTTGCCGTAGGTGTGTAGGTATTAATATCTTCCTGATCCGAAAATCTAATAAACATATCATCTTGAGAGGAAGGGGTTCCAATGGTTGTTTCAGTTCCGTAGAAACATAAGTGTCTATCAGGAGTAGATACTAACATATCTCTGGAAGCTGTAGGGGCTCCTGATATTAAAGTTGCTCTATTAGGATTAGAGAGTGCTCCACCTGCTGAAGGATCCCATTCAACAACCACACTATTATAAATTAAAGCTATAAGTTTTTGACCATAATTAGTTAATTTCCATTGGCCAGGATCTATAATTACTCCAGCAGCGGTATTAGATCCCCACCCTGTGTAATTAGTGGCATCTTGAACTGAACTACCATCGGCATGAGTAACATCGCTAGTTCCTCCTTGTCCTCTGGATATTCCTGAAATAGTATTGGTTCCAGTATTGTTGGTAGTGTAAGTAATTAATTCTGAGGTAGATCCAGTTCCAATTAATAAAGTTCCCGTAGCCGGCATGGAAGCTGATGAGGCTAAAACAACTGAGCTCGCTCCTGACGGAAATGTACCACTATTATTAATAGTAGTCGTTGCAGTTGTAGTTGTACCTCCAAATTGTCCTGTACCAAACCCATAACCAGGTAATTGAAATGCTGGTCCTACTACATAATAAACGTCTAAAGTAGCAGTTCCGGTAGTAGCAAATGCGGTTCCTGTTTCGTTGGCTGACATTTCAATAGTAAAAGTAGTAGTTGAAGGTACTGTTTTTACTTCAAATGTTTTTTCAAAATCTGTTGATATAAAACTAGAAGTTCCAGGTATTGCGCTTACGCTTGAAAATACGACTAAATCTCCCACACTTACATTATGGCCCGAAGTACAAGTGACTGTAACAGCTGCTGAAGCTGAACTAGTTGTAAAACAATTAGTCATCCCTGTTTGCTGTAAAGAAGCATTTAAAGGATGAATATCGTAAAAACTTCCTTCATAATAAATATATAAAATTTTATCGGTACCAATAGCAGCGTATCGGTTTCCTGATAAATCAAACCAAGTATGTTGGTCTCTCGCTACACCAACTAAGGAATCCGCTCCTAATTGAGCCCATCCTCCTACTTTCTCTGGTAAACCATATCTAAAACGAACGTATTGGCCAGCGGTCCATCGTCCTTCAGCACCGGTTTCAGTTACTTGTTTATCAAATCCAGGAATTAATTGTACTTTTGCTAATGCCATAATATTAAGTATAACTTAAAATTTTTAACCTTTAAACCCTCGTAAAGGAGGAGCTCCAAGTAAGGGCCTTCCATCAAACTTGTTTTTCTCCGCAAACGGACCATTTACATGGTTATAATGGAGAAAAACTTGAGCACATATTTCTCCTTCGAAAGGCTCTCGCCAATGTTCTAATTCGCACCCACTATATACTAACATATCTCCCACCTCTAGTAAAACCCTGGTTCCTGTAGGAGCGTTAGGTTTAATTAAATTTTGTTCTTCATTGATAACATTATTAGCACCACTACC